TGAGGTTGTCCGGTTGGCGTCGAAGTTGAAAGATCCGGCTTACGTCGTCGATCGGCGTCCGTGAGGTAGCCTCCCATGTATGGACGCACCGTTTGATCCGTTCGAGGTAGAAGAGGTGGACTCGGCCTTCGGGGACATGGATGACGAGGTGAGAGCGAAGCTGGTGAAGGAAGGCCGGATTCGTTTAGAGACGGAGTCGGCTACGTCTGGGTGGGCAGCAGACCGGAATGACCCCGAGTTTGAGAAACGGCGCGTCCAAGGCCTCGACCGGTATCAGCAACGGTTGAGGGTGGAGCGTCAGACGCGTCAGAAGAAGCTGTTGAAGCTCCTATCGAATGGTTACACGGTGGAGGAATGCTGCTGGCAGGTGAACATCACTAAGGGCACTTTCTACAAGTGGAGATCCGCGGACCCGGACTTTAAGAGAGACGCTATTGAGGCGCATCGTGTTGGTGCTGCACTGTTGTCGACGTCGGAGCAAACGAACTATCATGCTCTGCCTTTTCATATCGTCCGCAAGATGTGCTTCGGGAGGGACACGTACGGGTTCCAGCAACAGATCATCGACATCATAGAGGAGGCTCCCATTGGGGAGATCTCGATGATTTTGTTGCCTCCTGGTGTTGGGAAAACGATGACTATCGAGGACTGGCTGAGCATTGAGCTTGCCAAGAACCAGACCTTGAGAGTTATGTACATCTCCGAATCGAAGGACCTTGGCGAGAGGACGATGGAAGTTATTAAGACTCGCTTCGAGAACGAGGACGGACAGTTCTGGAAGCTCGCAGAGATGTACGGCAGACTCTATGACCCTGACGGCGATAAGACGTGGCGTGCTGACGCTATCCGTCTCCCCGGCGCCGACTTGGAGTTGCGTGACTACAATCTTCGTACCCGTGGTATGAAGTCTCAGATCTCGTCGATTCGTGGCGACATCATCATCCTCGATGATATTCAGACTTCTAATACTTTGGGGCAGACAACTAGATACTTGAGGGATATCCGACGGACGATCCTGACTCGTCGTGAGGGCGGGGTGCGGGGTAAGGTCATTTATATTGGTACCCGCCTTGAAATGGGGGACTTGCCTGAGAAGATGATTGGGCAGGGGATGGTCCTCGAAGAGAACTTGTATGTGATGCCCCTTATCAATTCTGAAGGCACATCCAACTTCGAGGAGATTATTCACACGAAAGATCTGCCCCTCCTCGTCAGACAGCAGGGTGACTTGTTTCAGGCGGTCTACCAACAGAACCCGGCTGGTGGTGGAGGTAACACATTCTCTGATGTGGTCGGCGAAGCTCTTGACGAACGGTACACAATCAACTCGTGGCACGAAGCTCACGAGGTGGCCTCTGAGAAGCCTCAGGAGATTTTGGGTCGGGTCACTTCGATCGACCCTGCACTCACGGGAGGTAACGCTGTCATTTCCGCAGGCTGGTCGATGACTGACATCTGGATCTATGATTTGGATTTGGCGTTCAACACAGGCAAGATGTCTTACGCTGAGGACAAGATCGAAGAGTTCTTGTTGGCTTACCAGTCTGATTCGTTGATCATCGAAGACAAGGCGTACCAGAAGGCGTTGCTTACGTCGGAACGCATCACTCAAATGTGTGCCACTTACGGCGTAGACCTCAAGAAGCACACCACCGGCTCAGAGAAGCATGACAAGGTGTTCGGTGTCGCCAAGATGGAAACACCTCTCTCTAATGGTCGTATCCATTTGCCGTGGGGCGACGACTTCTCTCAGGGGAGGATGACGCCGCTACGGCAACAGCTTCACATGTGGCGAGCTGACGTACCGACTAAAGCGATTATTCAAGACCTGATTATGGCTTTGTGGTTCATTCACGTCTACGTCATGTACGAACGTCGCAAGATCGCCAGCCAGCAGTCTATGGCCGCTTTGATTGAACGGAATAAGCAACGGCACTCCGGTGGGCGACGGGGAGGGTACGCTAACAAGACGACAATGGCGTTGGGTTCACGGAGGCACCGCACATGACACCTGTTACTTGGGAAGAAGCCATAGCGCTCATCGACCACTTGAAGCAGTATGACACTCCCATGAAGCAGCGGATGCTGAGTGTGCGTTCTCATTACAACGCTGACGTACTGACACCCACCTACGACGTACCTGGTGAAGATGAACCAGGCCGGTCTCCTGGGCCTCTCCTTATCGCTGATGCGATTGACACGAAGTCGATGAGAGCTGCGTCTGTGATGCCGTCGATCGGCTTGCAGTCAGGGAGGACTGACATCTCGAAGAAGAGGATGGGGAAACGTCGTGGCGGCTTGCAAGGAGTGTGGCACGAGTCGGGGGTCGAGGACGCAATGTTGGGGCGGGCGTTCCGTCATCTATTCGCCTATGCGACTGTCGGGACGATTGCGGTGGAGAAAGAGAAGTTCGAGCATCCCATCATCGAACTCCGTGATCCCCTATCTACATACTCGGAGGTCAAAGCCCCTGAGGACTTCAGCCCCCCTGCCTACGTGGCTTACGTTTACGGCAAGTCGGAAGCGTGGCTGAAGCGCAACTACCCTGAGACGAAGCATAATCTGTTCGATAAGTCGAATATGAACAGGCAGGAAATTTGGGATGTAGTCGAATACATCGACGAGGACCAAATCATGATTGGTGTCCTCGGGCCACGCCAGCCGTTCTATTACAACCAGTCTTCCGACTACACCGAATGGCGTAGGCAGCATCGGGACAAGTCGATGATGTTGCGTCGCTGGAACAATATGGCTGGGCGGGTCCCCGGTTACGTTGGGACCCGAGTGACGTTAGATCGGATCGAATCGTCAGTCATGAAGCTCACCGGGCTCGTCAACGAGATCGGTCGCTTGAGGACTTTGGAGAAGATCGCCGCGGAGCGGGGTGTCTTCCCTGACATGGTGGCGTTCGGTGACGGCGATACTCCACCTACTCTTGTGAACGGCGAGTGGGCAGATGGTCGAGACGGCGAAGTGAACCTTCTCCAGAACGCTAAAGGTTTCCAGATGGTCCGAATGGACCCGTCGGTGGTCTCTAGGCAGATCACAGATCAGATGGAGGGGGCTTTTGGCCAGTCGGGCGGTTTGGACCCTCTGACCTATGGGGAGGCCCGTGGGGCGTCTCTGAGGACGGGAGCGGCTATCCAGTCGATGGCGTCGTTCTCTCTTGATCCGATCATCATGGAAGCTCAGAAGACGATGGCTCGTGTGTTCTCCGTCACGAATGAGGGTGTGTTGGCGCTTTGGAAGAACGGCAAGAACCGAGCGAAGAAGATCTCGATGTTCACGGGCAGACCCGGCGATCAAGAAGAGACCATCATCACACCAGGTAAGGACATTGAGGACGTCAGGAACACGGTCTATTATCCGTTGCCAGGTTCGGACATCAACTCGATACAGGTAGCCCTTGGTCAGGCGATGCAGACCAAGATGATGTCGACGAAGACAGCTAGAGCTGCTAATCCTCTGATTTCTAACGAAGAGTTCGAGGAAAGGCAGCTTCTTGTCGAAGCGATGGAAAACGCAATGGTTACCGGATTACTCACTCAGGCACAGAACCCTACGCAGGGTGCGACTCTGGTGGATCTTGCTGAAATCGCAGATGGATTTGAGCGCCATGGGGATATCGGGAAGGCGGTTAGAGAAGCAGACGCCTTGGCTAGAGAACGACAAGCTAATGCCGCTCCCGCACCAGAACAACAAGTTGGGGGACTTGACCCTAGCAACCCTGGGGCGATGGCACAGGGAGATCCAGCAGGTGCAGAAGTGCCATTCGCGGGACCAACCGACCGAGGGTCAGACCTACAGCGCATAATGCGAAACTTGAATGCTGGACCAACAGGTGGCGGCATACCGGCAGGAGCAGGAGCAGGAATAAGTGGCTAGTGAACGTCTTGATCTACCAGGGGGAATGGCTTATGGGAAAGCTAAAGAGTTGGAGGATGCTCAGGCTCAGGTGAGTGCTATCCCAGCAGACCAGATCGGGCTGACTGACCCTTCGCCGGGGCAGCCGTTGGGTCGTGAGTCTGAGTTTCCGAACGAATCTCTGTTCGCTGGCTCCTCCGTTGGCCCAGGGGTGGGTCCTGAAGCTTTGCAGTACCCAGGTCGGACCGAAGATCCGAACGCAGCGATGATGGCCGAGATCGTCCCGATTATGGAGGCGATGGCCGACAACAGGAAGCACTCGTCGGCGAGGACCCGCCAGATGGTTCGTAAGATGAGGGCCGAGTTGCCACATGACGTAGATTTTGAGAACTTGCGCTAGCCTTATAGGTGGAAGATCCACAATCGACCCCGTAAGGAGATCAGATGGCTTCGAGTTATCCAGCAGCGCTGGACACGTATGGCAGTGAGCAAGTGGTTGCAGTACAGACCGAGTTGGGGACCTACGCAGGACGCAAGTTCAGCAAGGTGACCACAGCTCAGACTTTGACGGCTGCCGACAACAACAGGGTGTTTTTGGCGGCTGCCGTCGACCTTGTGTTCACTTTGCCGTCCACGGTGGCGGGACTTCGGTTCACTTTCGTCACCCACACAGTCAGTGCTGGCACAGGGACTTCGGTCTCGCCTGCTGCCGCCGACGCGATCCACCATACAACTTCGGTCGACGACAAGGATCTCATCAACTCGGGCGCCTCAGACGTCGAAGGTGATTCAGTCACCATCGTCGGTGATGGCGTTGACGGTTGGTGGGTAGAAGGCATCTTTGGGACGTGGGCTAAGGAGTCCTGATAGGTTGTTACCTGTCAGATGGTGACATGCTTTCCTAAGTTGATACGCAGCACGAGATGATGCAACGTGTGATGTGACTGCGAGGGAAAGTCCTAAGTGCCCTCGCCTCTTCGGAGGTGGGGGCACTGTAGGTTATGGGTATGGGATTTCTCGATAAAGTCACTGACATGTCCGTCGGGTTCGTCGAACGGACGGCCAACACGGTGGCAGGTTTCGGTAAGTCGTTGATAGTCGAGCCGTCCTTGTTTGCGTGGGACTTAGCGAAGGCTCCCTGGACTGACGATGACTACGAGACGTTCTGGGGGACTGTCGGTGGGTCGTTCATGGAGCACACCGCTAACGGGCTCGGTGCGACCTTCGGGCCGGATCAGGGACTTGGTGCCGCGATAGGTGGCATGCCGGGGTGGTCTCGTGGGGCTGTGAACTCGACGTTCACTGGGCTGGAGTGGGCGAACAAAGAACTCGTCAACCAGCCTCTTGCGACTTTGGTCACGATGGCTTCGATAGCCGACGCCCCAGGTCACGAAGACGGCGGGTTCTCGGCCTGGTGGTCCGGTGACAAGTGGCGTCAGGCTTACAACATTGCTGACACGAGGTCGTTGGGTCAGGCGATGTTTTTTGCTGTGATGACTGAAAACATTTTCTCCGAACGAGAAATCGAGCGGGCGAAGGACAGCGGCTACTACAGGTGGACAACAGGTTTCATTGACGCTGTGACGGTTCTGAGGTTCGATCCGTTGACTCTCGTCGCGAAGAGCATCTCTACGGCTCGTGCAGGTGGTGGAGGCCCCCTCGGGGCTATCTGGGCGAGAGGTGCTGCTACTGCGGCAGTTGGACCTAAAGCGGCGTTCGCTAAGGGGGTGACTACCGAGGATGCTGCCCGTATGGGAAACATGCAGATCCGGTTGGGGTTTACCCAACGGCAGAAGATGGACTCGTTCAGGGAGACCATCGCTGATGTTCGCTCTAGGGAGGTCCCTGACGCTACGAACATCTTCCAGCTTTACATCAACGCCTCGAAGCCTTCAAGGAAGGCTTTGCGGTTGGAGACGAAGACTTTGTCTCACCCGAGGATGCAAGCCGAAGGTGGTCGGATACTCGATCAGGTCAACTTGTGGTTGAACTCGTCGAGGCGTGTCGACGTGGATTCGTATATTCGGGCATCTTACGACGACATCCTGGTCAAGGCTGGACGTACCGCTGAGACAGCTATCGACGATGACACTTTGGCGTTGTCTGCGGTTATCCGAAAGACAGTAATGAACGAGGAGAAAGCGACCGGTGGGATAGGCACGATCACTGATGTGTTGGCTCGCGCTTACGCTAAGCATGGCGAAGATACGAAACTGATCGACCAGACATGGAGGGCTTTGACTGGGGATCGGGGTGCGCTCACGGAGATGCACGTGATCCTCCAACGCGAAAACCAGATCCGGGGTGGGCTTCTCCGCATGAAAGGCGAAGTCACCCTTGCGGACATGTTGGAAAGGTACATACTTTCCGGTACCCCCCGGAGGACGGTCTCAGACTTCAGTCAAGATTCGGACATTATTCAGTTCATCATCGCCAATGAGGATGTGTTCCCTCAGGAGATCATGGCGGAGATTATCCAGGAAGCGTTGCTGATCGGCAATGACGACCTCGTTAAGACCTTGCTTCAGTTGACGGACTCGATCGACGAGTTGAAGTCTTTGAGGAACGTCCAAGCGGCAGCGGCTCCAGGTAGGGCGGCTCTGAGAGACACGCCTCGGATGCAGAGGGCCAGGCAACGACAGATCCAGAAACTCGATCGCCAAGTCGAGGTTTACCTCCGTCGAGCCAACATGCACTCTGATGAGATTGGCGCCAAGTTCGACGACCCAATCACCCGTGGCATACGCCCACAGACTATGCAAGAGGGGGTGGCAGGCCCAGGCGCTCCGGGATGGAACCAGGCTCGTATCGAGGCCCTTATCGAGGAGACAGGCTCCAACGACGTTATGCGGTCCTTGTTTGCTGCCCGTGGCCGTGTGGTACGAGAATCGGCTGACCTTCTCGGGGAATCCCCTCGTCTCCGGTTCGAGCCTCGGGTTACGATCCCAAGCAAGATCCGTTGGTCTGGTGTCACCCAGAACGGTCCGCTCGGTCGTGTCGTCCATGCGGCTACCAGGATGACTCCAAACCGGTTCATTGACCTCAACTCCGACAAGCTGTCCGTTCAGGCGGTCAGAGTGATGCAGTCCTCTCATATCCCTCCAGATGAACAACTGGTTCTTCGTGGCGCCCTCGACGCAGCAGAGTCGGTGCCTCGTCGCCAGATGGTGTGGGAGACGATAGAGAATCGGATGTTCGAGACTTTGGCTCAGAAACATGAGCTGAGCGTGGACGACATCCAAGAGGTGTTGGCGAACGTGAACGTGCGGAAACATCTCGCATACCGGAAGTTGAAGCAATCGAACATGCGTTACGACTCAACGAACACTCACTCGGTGTTGGAGTTCGATGACGGCAAGACGTTGTGGCAGACACCTGTACTTGCTACACAGAACAGCAAGTTTGTTGCTATCCCCGATTACAGGTCTCTTGATCGTGCTGTTCGTAGGCGCAGGGACATTATCGGCAGGTACCACAAAGCCGACATTGAGGGCGCCGCTGCGGGTGGGCGAGAGGTGGATCTTCTCGCTGCGACGAAGAAGGCTGTCGTACGACACGACGACCAGTTCATGAACGTGGCGGGCAGATGGACTATGGACGGGATGGAAGGGATCATGAAGTTTTGGGTCCCGTCAGCTTTGCTGAGGCCTGCTTGGGTAGCGAAGGTTGTCCTCGTCGATGAACGCATACGACAGATGGCTCAGTTCGGGGGGATGATCTCGTGGATGGATCAAATGAAGATCACCCACAACTCGATGCACAACCTGTACCGGGCTCTCGCTGAGGACTCGAACCCGATTATGCGTCTCCTCGGGGTGGACAAGGGACTGACCACGAATAAGGCCATAAGGAACGCAGGTGCTACAGGAGCCCTCTTCGGGATGGCTGTCGGCGGTCCAGTCGGGATGGTCGCTGGTGCGGCTATGGGGGCAGGGTTGAATGCCAGGATGTTGAAGCGTTTCAAAGGCGTGGAGGCGGCTCTCCCTTGGGATATGGCTCGTGTTGTGGATGGTCACACCATCCAGAATGTCGCAGGGAACGGTATCGACGGTCGGAACATGTGGGCCGAGCAGGTGTCTGTCTCCTCGGGTAACACTTGGAAAACGTTGATGGGTCACGTCGACGGCACCGACGTTGAGCTACGAGCCGTACGGGGCTCCTACCAGTCAGTCACTTCCGCGAACACAGCCAAGTGGGACGCGGCGATGGACGATACGTTCAACCAGATCATGGGGCAGGACCCCTTGGTTGCTCGTTTCGTTCGTGACATTGCCGACGACATTGACGCTGGAGCCGACGTCGACAACGTGAGGTACCTGAACAACCTTGCCGACAGGTGGGCGGAATGGTTGAAGAACGACCCAGCAGGCAGGCGCTACTCGGAGCAGGTCCGCTTCCGTACATACAGTGACCAAGCGAAAGAAGCCTACTCCGACGGTGTCAGAGAGATGATCTACCGGTACCTCCAAGTAGACGGGAAGATGGGCCATACCCTCGCTAGGGAACGGAACACTGACCTCCTGCGCCAGCTCATAGACCCGAAGAAGGCCCGAGTCACACCGAAAGAGTGGAGAGCACAGTTCGACAACCCAGACGCACTCCCTTCGATCCACGGTCAAGAGGTCTTGGAGACATTGGGAGCGGAGAGTGCTGTCGGTAGGAAGTGGGGCAACTTCGTCGAGAGGGCATGGAAGCTCCTCGGTGAGTTCCCTGCTGACACATTGTCTCGTCAGCCGATGTTCGACAACTTGTACCAACTGGAGATGCGTCGTCTGATCCGTACGTTCCGGCAGGAGGTCAACAAGTCCGGCATCACTGAAGCTCAGCTCTACGGGCTGGAGCGCTCAGCGAAGGAATACGCTCTCAGCCAGACCAGGCATGTCTTGTATGAGTTGGGTGAGAACTCAGAGTTCGGTGAGGCGATGCGGATGATCATGCCGTTCTTCGGCGCCTACCAGGAAGCTCTGACTCGCTACGCTGGTCTTGCCTACGAGAACCCAGCCTTCTTCGCTAGGGCTTTGAACGCTTGGGACTCGGATGTGTTCGACACGGACGATGAAGGTAACGAGTATCTGACCTTTAGGATTCCTGTGTGGGCTAAAGCGTTAGCAGACGACTCGGTGTTCTTCACAGGAGCGTTCGATAATGTTGAGACGATTTCGTTCTCGAAGAACTCGATCAACATGCTCGGGAACGGCCTCCCCGGTCTCGGCCCCATCGTGCAGTTCCCCCTCGGGAAAGCGATGCAAGAAGACCCTGAGCTTGAGTTGGCGTTAGAGACCTTCTTCCCCTACGGGCCACCTAAGGACGTGTTCGACGCTTTCCTTCCCGCATGGGCCAGGCGTGCCCGGTCGTTAGGTGAAGGCGAATCGAATCGTTCGTTTGCTGTGATGATGCGCCAGACCTTGAAGACAGCTATCGTCAAAATGGAAGTAGGAGACGAAGACTGGGTGGACTTGAACGACCCGATCGCACGTCGCGAGTTCTTGCGTGGAGTGGAGAAAGACACCAAGGCTCTCATGGGGATACGGATGATCGCTTCGATGATTTCCCCTACTGCCACGACGTTCCGGTCGCCTTACAACGAGCTGATCGAAATTTACCGAGACTTACAAGAGACTACGTCCAACGCCGACGAGGTCTTCCTCAGAGAGTACGGGGAGGACTACTTCGCTCTCACCCAAGCGACCACTCGCACAGTCAACGGGATGCCCCCTACGTTGCATGGGGTTCACACCCAAGACAAGTTCGGTCCGCTGATCAACAGCTACCCAGAACTTGGTGGCATCATCGCAGGCTCAGACGGAGGTGGCACGTTCGGTCAGTTCCTCCGAGGGATGTACAACAGCCAAATAGCTGACGGGGACAGAGAGATGATCCCCTTGGACGAGATGGCCGTACTCCCCCAGGTCAGGGTCGGTTGGATCAAGTACTCCAGGTTCATGGACTTCATTGAGTGGCAGCGAGTTGAGGCTGATCTGCCGAACCTGAGAGTGAAAGAAGCTCAGCACATAGCTGAGGTCCGCAAGAATTTCGTGCACTCCCTCACCAACACTAACCCTGCTTGGGCGGCAGACTTCTTCGACTCAGACCGAGGGAAATGGGACCGAAGAATAGAGGGTCTCAGAGCTATAGCCGCCACCCCAGGGTTAGGGCAGGCAGATGGGGAGACTTTCGGTCGTCGAGACTTGGAGCCCCTTCAGGACTACTTGAACATGAGGGATTGGGTTCTCGCTGAACTGGAAGCCCGACGCCTCGACGGTGACTCGGCGACATTGGACTCCATGGAGAACCAAGACTTGGTTCTCGTTTGGGAGACTTTCACTAATGATCTAGTAGAGCAGAACTTGGCTTGGGCTGACCTGTTCCACAGGTACCTAGATAACGATCCGATGAGGCGTCCGTTGACAGGCTTCACGAACATATTCGCCATAAGCGCTAACCTCTAGCCATGGCCGAATTAATTGATCTAGAGTCAGTCTCCCCTCAAGACATGACGACGTTGACGACTGTCTCAGGTTTCGACCTTGAGGACCTGGAACGGATCGTAGCTGAAGTTCTCGGCTCGGTGGATGAGCCCGCTACGGCAGTAGGTGAGCGTCTCGTCGCTGAAGTCGTTGACTCTATCGCCGAGAACACCGAAGGGAGGACCCCTCAGAACATCAGGGAAGACCCTCGGAACTTGATGAACATTCTGAGTCGTCTGCTAGCTGGTATCCATGCATCACGAGACATGGGGCCGAGGGTCGCTCAGAAGATCCAGAACGTAATCTCGAATCAGGACATGACGAAGCCTTTCGCTGCTCAACGAAGGGAGATAGCTGAACGGGATGCCCTTACTCTCCAGGCGTACCCTGATCCTTTGACCTTTCAGGAGGGGAAAGCCCAGATTAAGAGCTTCTACGACTACATGATTGACTCGTTCAACCAGGACCAGATGATGAGGACGGCTATCACGACTGCGATGAAGCTCACGATGGACGCTTATGAGGGGATCGAGGAGGTTGCCGCTGACCGCGATCCGGTGATCACGGCGTCCACCACGAACGTGTACGGTCAGATCGTCGGTCGCTCCCAAAGGGAACAGTTCTACTTGGACTTCCTGAACAAGACTGAGACGCCAGGTGCGGAACTCTTCTTGACCATCCTCGAAGAGACCCTCAGAGGTGGAAAGTCGGTAGAGGCCCAGCTGAACAGGGTCGAAGGTGGCACAGGGGAAGATATACCGATGACGTTCCGAGGGGTAGCCATGGGAGCCCCTGACGTTGCCTCAGGGTCCACGGTGGGAATGCAAGAATGGGGGGATCAGTTCGACAGTGAGCTGTCTAGTTCGGAACTTGAATCGTTGATAAAGCTGCTCGACAACTTTATGCACGAATGGGAGACCGGTCGAGCGGACATGCCGTTCGATCATGCGACCCGCAGCGAGATCGTGAAGAGGGTCGAAGCGGAGAATGGTTCCCCCCGTTCTTTCGATCTGCTTTCCAACGGCAGGATCGCTACCCGCCAGATCAGGTTCATAGGTCCTGAGGTCGCTTTGGGCTTGAACCGTATGACGAACGAAGAGATCGACTTGGTTTCCCAACTTCGGAACAATCGAAGCTTCAAGTTGCTGCCTCCCCAGGAACAGCAGAGGCAGATCCAATGGAAGTCTGAGCAGATGGCGAACCGGGTCACTGATTACGTTTGGGAAAGTTCCCTAATGGCACAGAACAAGGGCACTACGTTAGAGGGAGACCCGTTCTACACTCCTGAGGGTGCAGCGTTCACGAGAGAGTACTTCAATGAGGGTTTCACTGAACGACTCCTGGAATCTGTAGGACTGACGATGGTCAACGAGGACCCGTTGGCTCTGGTGGGTTTGGAGGAGAGCATCATTGACGTAACGACCAGATTCCAGGAGGACTTGCTCCGGGCTGCCACGCCCGGCGGTCTTACTGCCACGGAAGTCAGTCTTGGATCTCTGGAGCGGATGTTCTTCGAGATGGACGACAAACGTTTCAGGGAGTTGCAACTCGGGGCCTTCTACGCCGGGGCATACGAGGATGTGAACTCGCCTTATAAGTCGATTGATGAGATCCCTTGGGGCAGTCGAGAGGACATGGTGGTTAGATCTCAATGGGATAACGCTATTATGCGATCCCATCGGCAGTCTCTCCTCGGGAGAGAGATCACTGTCGAGTCGATCTTCGACGAAGCGACACGAATGGGTTCACAACGTCTGTACACCGACGTGCAAGATCTCCGAGATCAGGCAGATGACTTGCGTGCCCTCGGCGTTGCCCCCGATATGGCTTCTATCGTTATCTCTCAACCCGTCACCATTATAGCTCAGGCCGACGCTATCGCTCAGAAAGAGATGGGTCGCAACGCCACCCCAGAGGAACGGCGCCTACTCATTTCTCTGGTCCAGTCGCAGCAGAAGATGAACGGAGCGAGGTTGGCCCGTTTCGATGCTTCTCTGAAGAACCAAAGGTTCTTCGATGAGGCGGACGTGATCGACAGGAGAGCAGACATGGACGAGTCGACCGTCGATCTCTCGTTGGCTGAAGCTCAGATCAAATCCAAAACAATATCAGGGGACGCGATGCAGCGGGCCACTGAGGGCGGCGACACGATGTTCCTGGGGCCATCCCAGGATGACACTGCGCGAGATTTGGCCCGGTTGCGTCAGGAGTCGACAGACCAGGCCGCTGAAGGTCTTGGCGACGTTGGTGATGGTGTAAGCCCAGGCGGGGCTCTCCAGATCGAAGAGTTCGAGGAGTTCGACGCTGCGGGGTTCATGAGGAAGTATTTGAAGACGCACAATGCGGGGGACGTGCAGTCCCACCAAGTCCGTAAGGGGTTCGATACATTTATCAAAGCCCTCTCTTCCCCGATCCAGATCTGAGATAAGGACTTATCCATGTCAGACGCACCGCTTATTGGCCCCGACGGGCAAAGTCTTACCTTGGAACAACAGCAAGGTGTTGCCCTGGGACAACCGGTCGATGATTCTGATTCTGATTCTGATTCTGATTCTGATTCTGATTCTTCGACAAAGGAACGTTCCTTCTTGTCGCCAGGCGGGGACAACGGTCGGAACGACCCTGCCCTCTCGGACGTTGAGATCTTCAACCTGGCGCTCGACGTGTGGGGGGACCCGGAAATAGCGACCACGATGGTGGCTATCGCCATCGCCGAATCGGGGGGCATACCTACTCGTGACGGCGATACGTCTTCGGATCGTGGTCTTTTCCAAATCAACTACATCCATTACGATAATCTCCGTAGCGAAGGCATCATCGACACGACGGCCGACCTGTACGACCCGGCGACTAACGCCGCTGCCGCATGGTGGGTGGCTTCGCGGTTCAATGAGGGCATCGACCTGTCCCGATGGTCTGTGGCTCAGCTCTCGAAAGGTGCGATCTACAGGCAGTACGAAGGCAGGGCTCTCGCCGCAGCTCAACAAGAGGGCTACGAGACGACAGGGGACTTTGAAGGCCGTCGCAACGGGGACGACCAACGACCCTTTGGTATTTCTTCAGGTTCAGGTGTAGCGGGAGCGAACCCTGGCGCAAGTCAAGGTGAGATAGGGGACACTGAAACTCCGCTTGACCAGATGACGGATGAGGATCTTCAAGACATCATCTTCACTGAGTTGCCGTTCTTCTTGTCGTTCATGGAGATCCCTGAGTTGAGGGAGATCTTCATCCAAGCAGCCCGAGACGGAAGAGGCGAAGACGAGGGGTACATACGCAACAAGTTGATAGTGACCGAATGGTGGCAGTCCCGTTCGGAAACGCAACGCCTGCTCGCAGGCAAAAAGGCTATAGACCCCAAGGCCTATCACGACGAGGTGGTGAAGACAGCGAAGAACTTGAGGGGGATCTACCTCGACTTGGGTTACCAGCCACCTGAAGGTGACCCCTACCAGTCGCTGGACCTGAGTGAGGCGCTCTACGTCCAAGCTGAAGCGTTCCTGGTGACAGGGATGGACGACATAGCCATGGCTGAGGCCATGAAGCGAGCGACGGTGCTGGGAGTGCCATTCAACCCTGACAACCCGACGCCTTCAGGCACCATGGCTACGTCGATGCAGTCAGTGAAGACAACAGCCGCTACTTACATGATCGCGATGAGTGACGAGCAGGCTTTCGAGTTCGCTCAGAAGATAGCGATAGGTGACCTCACGAAAGATGGGGTAGCTGACTGGATTCGAGATTCGGCGATCTCTAAGTTCGCATACGACGACAAGATCGTGAACCGGATCAACGCCGGGTTCACGCCCGAGCAACTGTTCTCGCAGCACAAGGAAGTCATCTCCGAAACCCTCGGGGTAGACATGGACTCCATCGACTTCACGAAGAGAGGCGTCTACGGTAATGTCTTGAACGGCGGTGAGGGTGGGGCTTCGATGTCGGTGCAGGAAGCAGAGCACTACATCCGAGGCACAGAACAAGGCCGTAAGTCACGTACAGTTCAGAAGGACGGGGCAGAAGTCCTGCTCGGTATCCAACAGGCATTTGGGATCAGATAATGGGGACTACTCGCGCAGAGAGAGAAGCGCTCTACGGTGGGGGAGATACCGGTGCCGGTTTGGATTTCGGTAGTATTTCTTCCGATCAAATGGTCCAACGAATCTTCCAGAACTACACCCCTGAAGGAAAGTATGACCAGAGGGTGGGCGCTGATGAATCGGAGATGGTCAATGATGACGTTGACTACATAACTTCGCAGTTTCTTGGCCCGCTGGCCGAAGCGAACGGTCTGGATATCGCACCTCAGCAAATAAGGTACTTCGCTGACCAGATGCTTCGAGGCAACATGTCTGAGGCTGAAGCAGCGGCAGGGATGGAAGCTGAATACAAACGGACCGGGTTCTCCGGTGCCGATGGTACGAAACGCCCGTACGACGGTGTCCTCCGCGACTCAAACGGCAACCGCATCAACGAGGACGGTAGCCGTATCAACGAGGACGGGACTCCCTTTGAGACCGGGACGGGGGAAGTCCCCGACATCGAAGTTGATTGGGAAATCCCGACGCCTGTGGAGCCTCCCGATATTTTTGATCAGGATACGTTCGAGCAGATCAAGTCTGTGTTACGTGAATACGGGTTGGAGTCACTAGCAACGGGCGAGGGGGTCGACGCCGACGGGAACCCAGTCGAATCAGCACAGTCGATGATCCAGAGGAAGGCCAGCAAAGCGGAAGTCATAAACTGGATGTACGGGACGGATGCGTTTAAGGATCGTTTCCCCGCCATCGCGATGATCGACCTGGACAACAAAGGTGGGGTCGTCCGAGCGAACATCACCCCCCAGAGGTACATGGACCTCGAAGACGACTACTTCACGTACCTGTCGCAGGTCGGCTTGGCTGACGCTTTCTTCACCAGAGACAGAGTTGGCGAGTGGATCTACGGTGGGAACTCGCCGTTGGAGATTTCACGTCGGGTCGTACAGGGTGTGACAGCTATGCAGTTGTCGTCGATAGAGACACGAGAGTTCTTCCAGGACACCTACGGGGTAGAGCAAGGCGAGCTTGCTCTCGCTGCCTACTTCCTCGACAAGGGTAACGTGGAAGCCGAACTGATTCGCCAGGTCGAGGTATCCAAGATCGGTGGCCGCTCCACCATCGCCAATATCGGCATAGGTGCCGCAGGGGCTAAGAGGCTCGCTGAGTTGGGCATCACGGCGCAGGAGGCAGGCACCCAGTTCGCCAATATCAACCGACGTGCAGGTCTCTTCAGGGAGACGGTCTCGGAGTCCAGGGACTTGACGAAAGAGGATGAAGGGGTCGACTCGGCGTTTGGTTTGGATGATGGTGACGCCAACAACCGACTACAAGGACGATTGAGGGCTCGCCAGGCCGCTTTCCGTGGGGGAGGTGGCGCATTCATGGGTAACCGCGCAACTGGGTTCGGGAGTGCGTAAGCTAGCCATAAGTTCCCCCTTCTGGGGAGGGTGCCTACCAGCAGACGGTCATGCTGGTGTGGGCCTCCTAAAGACATCGACCGTAACTGTGAAAGCGATACGAGAATATGACTGACACCAGCTTCACTACCGATGAGACAGGCAATGTTGTCTTGACTCCCGAGCAGCACAATTTGTTGCTCAAGGGAAGCCGAGAAGGCGTAGCGATCTCAGCGGGAATGGACATGGACAATCCGACCTCGCAGCTAGTGCTAAATCAGCACTGGACTCCAGAGACCACGGTCGAAGAGATGAAAGGTTGGGTCGAGCAGTACAAAGTCGGCAAGCCTGTCATCATTGACGACTTGGACGATGGGGGAGATCTCCCTGATGCCCCAATAGGTAAGGTCGAGGAGCGGAACGGTCCAGAGGGAAGCGGCAATGCCGGTGATATTCGATCCACTTTGGCGAATGGGACTTCAGTCCCAGGGAACACCCAAATACTGGACCCAGACTCAGAGGCCAAACAGACCTTTGACAAGCTGACCAGCGAAGGGGTACCTGCTGAAGATGCTCGTGTTGCTTCACTCGACACTCTGCTTTCAGGTCAAGGCGCGATAGGTGCCTTGGATCGGATACGGAGCAGACAGCGTGACGAAGAGGTCGTAGCTACGGCG